TAAATGTTCCTTGTAATGAATCTTCATTTAAAATTAATTGTGTAACCGTTTCTGCACCAATTTGAAATTGAGTTGAGTTTTCAACAATAGCAGTCGCATTAGAAGATTGACCAGTTATTGTTCTACCTGTTAATGAGTTTGCGTTTCCTACACTTGATAAAACTCTTAATACTTTTAATGAGTCAAATACACCATCAGAGGCCTTAAGCATTTGTTCTCTAGGATAAATTGTTTCTGAAGTTTCTCCAAATAACAATCTAAAAAATATTTCGTGACCTCGTACAGAACCTTTTGACCTGTACATTGATTTAATATTTTTAATTAATTTTCTTTTATCTACACTAGCAGCTAAATTTTCTGGAAGAGTTGCTAAAAACTCATCTCTCATATTTGTTAAAAAATGATTTACAACATTGTCAGGATCCCTAAAGTTTATTAGGTCTACAATATTATTTACAGGATTAGGTTTGTAATTAGTAATATTTGCTTGAGCACCTGAAGAAGAGCCAACTATAATTTCATTATCTATAAATTTATTTTGTGCTGAAATTATTAACCTATTATTAGAAATATCTTCTACTAATATAATTGCTGTTGCTTTAGATGTTTGACCTGTTACAGTTTCACCTCTAGTAAATTTACCGTATGTAGATTCTTCTATAAGTATTTTATCGCCAGCGTCAAGTAATGTTCTAGCAGTACCTCTACTACTAGAGTTTAAAATTAAATTATTTGTTTGACCTGTTTCTGATTCTAAAGTTATACCATCTGTGCCTTCAATGGTATCTACGGATAATTCTGCTGATTCTAATAATTGATAATAAACTTTAAGAAATTCGACAAACTTGGGGTGGTCAGCAACTACAAATTCTGGTAATTGGCTGTTAAGTATTGTTGAAATTTTTTCATTAAATTTTGCCATTGCTCATTAATAACTAGATGTTGTTGTATAACCTACACCAGCGTCCGAAGAACCTCCTACAAATGCGTCTGCTGTTACAGTAATAAGTGAATTTGCAATATCAATTTCTACAATTTGGTCTCTAACTGGAACAACATCATTAGAGTTAGGTGTTACAGTTAATTCAATTACAGTAGAAGTAGAACCTCTTATATTTGATATTGAAGCCACATTAAAAGAGTTTAATGTAATTTGGCCTGTTGAATAATTTATTGTGCCTTGCGTTTCATTTGCGTATGTTCTAATACCTGAAGATAAATAATATCTTCTCACATTACCATTACCATCATCATCTAAAAATTGTTCTAAATCACTGCCTGTTACTTTAAAACCTGTAGAATTTAAAATACCACCAGCTGCCATGTTATGGCCAGAATGTGGATTAAATAATGCATTTCTAAAATAGATATCATACTTTGTTGATGACGCTAAAGTTGGTGTAAAATTTTTTCTTATTTTAATTGTTGTAATGTTTGACAATATACTTGTATCAACATCATCTATAAGACCTGTTACTTTAGAGTGTCTGTAAATACTATCAAACTTTTGTAAAGTATTTGTATTGTAATTTGTAATAGCTGTTGTAACTTCCGATTTAATTGTATCGCTAGATTTTGTTGTTGATTTAGAATCGTATTTTACTGTAGATGTTAATAATACAGAGGTTGTTTCCGGGTCAACAATTTGTGGTGATACAGAAGCAACATTGTAAGGTTTTAATGAATTGATAATTGATTGTTTAGTTGTTTCTGTTAATGTAGAACCTGAGGCTGCCTTAATACCTATTTTAACAATACCATATCTTGGCGTTTCATCATCTTCTCCACCCCATGCACTTACTGATAATGCATTTGGATAAATTGATTGTACAAGTGTTTCATAATCTGTTGTTGTAACTGCTCTGTCTTGAGCTGCATATTGTAAAGGTGCATTATGTTTAATTGATTCACTTGTTTCTGATTCAGAACCACCTTGTGAATTTGAAATAGTTGTTATTGTTACATTAGAAAATCCACCAATATTACCTGATAAACTAAAAGAACTTGCACTATTTGATACCGTTTTATTTGTAACAATATATTCTAATATTACTATATTACCATCAGCAATAGCTTTGCCATTTACACCGTCACCAAAGTAAACTTCAAATTTTTCATCTTGACTTTCCTGAATAAAATAAACTTTTGAATTTGCGTCAACATTATTATAACCACCTGCTAATGCATATGTATTTGTTGTAGTATCACTTGAACTATTTTGAACTTTAACTAATAAAGTTGAAGTATCTGCATTTGCACTTGGTATTGTAAACTTTTGGTCAACATCTGTACTATCAACTGTATATTTAAAAGTTACAAGTGAGCCTTCGTAAATAGGTAAACTAGAAAATTTATAAACACCATTTGACGGTGTGATTGTTACATCTGAATTTGTAACATACTGATAAGATGTGTTGTCAACAGTTGTTGTAAAAACTGTTCCTTTTGACATTGTTAAACTTGAACCTGTTGCACTATTAACTTGTACATCAATAGAAGCCATTGGCGCTCTAGGTGATGATGGTGTATAACCAATCATCTTTGCTAATGATACAATATTATTTCTTATGTCAGCACTATCAAGATATAACTCATTAGTTGACATGTTTGCTAAGTAAGCAAGATAATGTGTATTGTAAGATAAAATATCTAAAAGAATATTTAATGAACTACCTTCAAAATCATAATCTTGAAAAGATGTTTGACCTTGTAAAAATGATTTTAGATTAACTTTGATTGCGTCAAAATCGTAATCTGAAACTACTAACTTGTTTGACATTTTATTATCTTACCCTCTGTAAAAATGTTTGCACTTGTTGTGGACCTGGTACACCTACTACATAAAAATAAATATCAACAACTAATCTATTTCCATCCTGGTCATCATCAACTTGAACACTTTGTAAATTTACTCTTGGTTCATAATTTATTAAAACTTCTTCTATTTTTCTTTCTAAAAAAACCTTTGTCATAGGTGTAAAAGGTTCAAATAGTAATTCTCTAATTCCACAACCTAATTCTGGTTGAAATGGTCTCTCGTAAAAGTTAGTTTGAACTAAATTTTTTACCGCTCTTTTTACAGCAATTATATCTTCAACAACATTAACATCATTAGTAACTGTATTTCTAGCAAAGTCCAGGTCAATATCTCTAAATCTTCTGGAGTTTCTTGTACTTTTACTTTGTGTTTGTGAGTCGTATATTGCCATAACGGTAATATTTATAACAATTATCTAGCCGTTTGCAAAAACATTACCACTACCACTCGTCATAGCCCCTGCGTCTGCACTATCGCTTATTCTACCAACTGCTATACTATTTACAAATACATTTGGTGAACCAGCATTTAAGTTAGCTACATGTGGAGCACATGGTGGATTTGGTGGAAATGGGTGTGATACAGTTGGCGCACCTATAACAATCACATTAATACCGTTTGCTTTTACGGTACCGTCTGTATTTGACGAAGCAATAGTTGTAGTGCCTACACAGGCATGACCTGTTGATAGTGAATCACCAACTCTACTAACGGCTGGCATTTTTAGCCTTCATAGCTAATCTTCTCTGTTCCTGTAAAATTGATTGTCTTAATTTTCTGCCAATTGGTATTACTATTGAATGACACATCTCTTTACCTTTTTTACTGATATATTCGACACTAATCATTTTATCTTTAAAGTCACCTTGTACAGACCTGACTGCTTTCTTTAAACTTATATCTTCTTTTTCTTTTTCAACGCCATCTGCGTTCCAAAACTTAAATAATCTCATTTTTGCCATAAATTAACATTTTTCACATCTACAATTTTTGCAACATTCTATAATTATATCTTTTCCATCGCCATCTTTGTGTGATTTCATACATTTTTCACCACAATGACTTTTACAACCACAATTATTACAATCTGACATGATTTTCTCCTTTTTACCTATTTATATTAGAAGTTACAGCTCACATTTGCCGCTCGCCACTCTGATTCGCTAACATTTTCTCTATTTTCAACAACTGATTCGCCTATTTTTTCGTAATCAGGCGCAATTTTACAATTTTCAACAGTTTTTGAGCAAGAAACCAGAACAAAAAGCGAACAGACTACAAAAAAAGCGTAATTTTTCTTCAT